GGATATTTTTGACCAGAACTGAAAAATTGGTGTCGATTTGGAGAAAATTTACGAATTTTGGTCAAATTTTCTGGCCATTTGCCCGGTTTTGCCCACTTTCAAAAACCCGGATTTGACCAGTAAAAACCCAGTATTTATGCGGGTTTGCGGGCTTTCTGCCCACTTTCCCACTTTTAATACTAAACTATTATGATAGAAAGTTTAAAAATATATAGTAATAGGTGAATAAAAGCGGGTTTTTGACCAGAAGCAAGAAAGAGGTGATTTTATGACAGATGACAAGAAATTAGTCGAGGATTGGTTGTGTGAACATTTTCCGCATCACTTGCGAGCGAATAAAGATATTCCGAAGGGCGCATATGTGATGATGAAGAGTGAAATATTCGTGTCACAAGGATGGCTGTGGGTCGATAATCCGCCATATCTATCTTTGGATGATCTGATGTCTGGCTATACCATTCCTAGAGATTTCTACTCAGGTACTGGAGGCATGTATTGTGGATATCCATTTGGAGCATTATATCCAATAGCAGGAGGTTTGCCGTGAATGTAAAGCGTAAAGTGACATGGAAAGATATTTTCAATAATTTCAAATCGGTGTATCCGCGGTTATCAAAAGAAGCTCAGGATTATCGTCCGTACAACTACATGAGCATTGTCGTATATTTAGCAGACGGAACCAAGGTGGTTTATGATGATATGACAAAGCGAGCTAAGATGCTTGCAGCCTAGGATCTGGCTACAGAATCCGCTTTCCATTTTGTGTGCTTCATGCTATACTATAAGAGCCACACAATCTAATAATGAAATCGCGTTCGAGGGAATAACTTTGGTAAAAAGTGTATTCTCTTTTACTCGTACCCTTGAACGGCGAAGAGATTGTGTGGCAACAATAAGAGATGCGCTTTTTCGGTGCGTCTCTCAAATTGGGGCGCACTTTTTATTTTGTCTGGAAGGCTATGGAATAGGAGGAAACAAAATGGCCAAAGGTAAGGGAAAAGGTATAGGGGGAATAATTGGAGGCGCATTGGGGGCGGCAGCTTTAAATGCACTTGTTCCAGCTATCGAGCCCACTATAAACAAAGTTGTCGATAAGGTTGCAGAAGAGTTTGAAAAACAAAACGACTTGATATCCGTGCCAGATACGTACGCAAAAGGTTTTCCGCTTACCATTAACCAAGCAACTGATTTGGTATTATCGGCTGGTTTGAAGGCGACGGCATGCGAACTCACTATGAAAGAAGCAGATCCCAAATATAAAGATTGTATCGAATCTCAGGTTGTTATTTCCAATCCTCCGCAAAGAAAAAAAGTAAAACCAGGAAGTATGGTGTTTTTAAAGTACATTACACAAGACGTGATTGACGAAAGCCAGAGACTGTTTGACGAACAGGAAAAGCAAAAAGCAGAAATAAAAGCGGAAAAAGCTGCAAAGTTTGCCGAACAGAAAAAAGCTGTTATTGATGCTGGCGGCAAAACCGTGAGTGGAATTAAAAGTTTGATAGAAAAGAGAGGGCAGAAAACAGATACGCCTAATATTGAAGACGTTTTATAAAACAAAATATATTTGTTATTAAGACAGAGTTGCTTTCGAGCTTCTCTGTCTTTTCTTTTTCTGTTTTACAGCTTCGCGAAAAAAACATTGACTGTTATGAAGAGAGAGGATAAAATGGCCATTTTTGAATGGACACTCTCTTTTTACGTTTTGGTGTAAAAGTTTTTAGTTTACAGTAAATATGAAAGGGGCACATAACATGGAAAATTACAACGAAGAAGTATTGGCTCATTATGGTGTTAAGGGCATGCGTTGGGGTGTTCGTCGCTATCAAAAATACGACGGAACATATACGAAAAAAGGCGTTGCTCGTTTTAAAAAAGCCGACTCCGATTATGAGGCCGCAAAAGAAAAAGCTCAAAGAGCTAAAGTTGCATATAAAAGCGGAAGAGCAACAAGTAGTTCGGTAAAAGACGCAAAAGGCGAAGTAAAAGTAGCAAAAAGAAAAATGCGGGCCATCTATAATAAATTGAAGACCGATAAAATGGCCGACGAAGGAAAGAAATTATATCAACAAGGAAAAACAATTACCAGTAATACAGCTAAAACGGCGATTACGGAAGCTGCTGTTGTAGCTGGTGGTAATATCGTAGGTGCACTGTTGGCTAATAGCGGAAATCTTCGTTTAGCGTCTGTCGCTGGTTCTACGATAGCACTTGGCGGAACCGCTGTTAACCTTATTTTGGCAGGGAAAAACACATATGAAGCTAAGCGCTTGAGGGCTTATTACTCGCATTAAATTTAATTTTTATCAAGGAGGCCCAAGATGGCTAGGAGCTCTAGGCTCGAAAGCGGATTTCAAGATGGTCTGATTCAGCGTTTAAAAAATATGTTCCCTGGCTGCATGGTCTTTAAAATGGATCAAATACAAGGGCTTCCTGATCTGTTGGTCTTGTATCAAGATAAGTGGGCGTCCTTAGAATGCAAAAAATCTGCGAATGCTGCAAAACAACCCAATCAGGAATATTACGTAAATCTGATGGACAACATGTCCTTCTCAAGATTTGTTTATCCTGAGAATAAGGAGGAAGTGTTAAGTGAACTTCAATCGGCATTTCGAACTTGAAGGGCTGCATGCTTTTCTTGGGCCGAGTAAATATCATTGGCTCAATTACAGCGAAGAGAAAATGGCTGACTCATATTTGAATTTTCTGGCGGCACAGAGAGGAACAGAGCTGCATGCGTTCGCTGCGCAATGCATTCGACTGGGACAGAAATTACCCAAATCACAAAAAACACTCAACATGTATGTAAACGATGCAATTGGCTTTCGGATGACTCCCGAGCAACCGCTATTCTATTCGGAAAATTGTTTTGGGACTGCGGATGCCATTTCGTTTCGAAAAGACATGCTTAGAATTCATGACTATAAGTCCGGAGCGATTCCGGCCCACATTGAGCAGCTTGAAATATACGCTGCTCTTTTTTGTTTGGAATATCGTGTGAAGCCGACTGATATTGAAACAGAGCTTCGCATCTATCAAAGCGATGATATTCTGTGTCACAATCCGACTGCGGATGATATTTCGGCAATTATGAATAAGATTATCGTTTCTGACAAAATCATCAAGAAAATTAAAGAACGGGAGAGCTAAGTCATGAATTCTATTGCTGAAGATATTTTGATGCATTACGGCACACCGAGACATTCGGGGCGCTATCCTTGGGGCTCTGGCGATAATCCCTATCAGCGCAGCGGAGATTTTTTAAGCCGTATTGAAGAGCTGAAAAGCCAAGGACTTACCGAAACAGAAATCGCCAAAGCAATGGGAATGTCTACGACTCAATATCGTGCGCAGAAATCCTTGGCGAAGGATGAACGACGTGCATTAGATGTTGCGCGGGCAAAGTCTCTTCGGGAAGACGGTCTAAGCCTGAATGAAATTGCGAGGGAGATGGGCTTTGCTAATGATTCTTCTGTTCGCTCATTGCTGAACGAACGTTCTGAAGCTCGGATGAATCAAGCGAAGAAGACTGCGGAATTTCTGAAAGAGCAGATAGCGGAAAAAGGGATGATCGATGTTGGCACGGGTGTTGAACGTGAACTTGGAATTTCAAAAGAGAAGCTAAAAGAAGCTTTGGCGATCCTCGAAGCAGAAGGATATCCAGTATACGGCGGGAGAATCCAGCAGGCCACGAATCCTGGAAAACATACAACTCTTCAGGTGGTTTGTCCTCCGGGTACGGAGCATAAGGAAATATACGACTACGACAATATTCATTCTGTGAAAGATTATATTTCTTATGATGATGGTGAATCGTTCAGAAAAAGTTTCGTATATCCTGAAAGCATGGATTCCAGCCGGCTGAAAATCCGGTATGCGGAAGACGGGGGAATCGATAAAGACGGCGTCATCGAAATTCGCAGAGGCGTTGAGGATCTTTCTCTTGGAGAATCTCATTATGCACAAGTTCGAATTCTCGTTGACGGAAATCGGTATCTTAAAGGGATGGCCGTATATTCTGACGATTTGCCTGATGGTGTGGATGTCGTGTTCAATACGAACAAAAAACAAGGAACTCCGACAGGAGACGTTCTGAAGAAAATTACCAATGATCCCGAAAATCCGTTTGGCTCACTCGTTAAAGAGCATGGAGGTCAAAGCTATTACGACGATCCGAATGGTAAGTACACCGATCCGGTAACAGGAAAGAAACAGTCGCTTTCTTTAATCAATAAGCGCGCTGAAGAGGGGGACTGGGGTGAATGGAGTGACCATCTTCCGTCACAATTTCTCTCCAAGCAAAGTATGACACTCATCAATAAGCAGCTCGACTTAGCGACCAAAGACAAGTTTGCGGAGTTTGATGAAATATGTTCTTTAACAAATCCGACTGTAAAAAAAGCTCTTCTCAAGTCTTTCGCTGATGATTGTGACTCCGCAGCCGTCCATTTACAGGCAGCAGCATTACCGCGTCAAAAGTATCAGGTTATCTTGCCCGTTACAGATATGAAGGACGATGAAGTGTACGCACCAAACTACAAAAACGGTGAAAAAGTCGCACTTATCCGCTATCCACATGGCGGAACTTTTGAAATACCGATTTTGACAGTAAACAATAAGCAGTCAACAGCTAAAAGAATGTTAGACAATGCTCTTGATGCAATTGGTATTAACAGTAAAGTTGCAGAGCGTCTATCTGGAGCTGATTTCGACGGCGACACTGTTATGGTCATACCCACCGGTGGAAAGGTTAAGGTTACATCGACGCCGCCGCTAAAGGGTTTGGAGGGCTTTGACCCAAAGCTTGAATATGGCGGCAAAAAAGAGGGAACCTTTAAGCCCATGAAAAACACGCAAACTGAAATGGGAAAGATTTCAAACCTCATTACCGACATGACTTTGAAAGGTGCTACTCAGGATGAGCTTGCTCGTGCTGTCCGCCACAGTATGGTAGTGATCGATGCTGAAAAACACAAGCTCGATTACAAACAAAGTGAACGAGATAACGGAATTTCTGCTCTTAAGAAAAAGTATCAGGGAACAGTTGATGAGAATGGTCGTTACCATGAAGGTGCTGCGACATTGATCTCTCGTGCTAAATCTGAAACCTCTGTTCTGAAGCGAAAAGGAAGTCCGATCATTGACAAAGAGACAGGTGAGCAGCGCTACAAAGAAGTTTATGAAGAATACACCGATAAGAATGGTAAAGTTAAGGTTCGTACTCAGGCCAGCACAAAGATGGCTGAAACCAAAGATGCCAGAACGCTTTCCTCCGGTACTCCACAGGAAGAAGCATATGCTGATTATGCCAACAACATGAAATCTCTAGCCAACCGTGCACGCAGAGAGATGATGAATACCGGCAAGATTGCGTACTCTGCTTCTGCTAAGAGAACGTATCAGGCAGAGGTAGACTCCCTGGAGGCCAAGCTGAATGTTGCTTTAAAGAATGCACCTCGTGAACGTCAGGCTCAGATTCTTGCTAATGCTGCTGTAAAAGCTAAAAAGCAGGAGAATCCGGACATGACCAAGGGGGAGATTAAAAAAGCAAACCAGCAGGCCCTCACGGCAGCACGAAATTCGGTAGGTGCTAAACGTGAACCCATCCTGATAACGGATCGTGAATGGGAGGCTATACAGGCTGGCGCTATCAGCGAGAACCGGCTTACACAAATCATCAATAATGTGGATACAGATAAGCTCAGACAACGTGCAACGCCTAGAGCAACGACGACCCTGAGCTCTGCAAAGGTCAATAAGATTGCTTCTATGAATGCGTCTGGTTACACGACTGCTGAGATCGCAGAAGCTCTTGGCGTATCAGCATCCACAGTGTCAAAATACTTGAACTGAAAGGAGTGAACCAAGTATTATGGCAAGTAAATGTATGCTTACAACGTTTGACAATCCGTACAATCCTTTTGATGAGTTCACTTCGTGGTTCATGTTCGACGAGGAAAAAGGTTATCATTCGTGTGCTTACTTAGGAAGAATCGCAAAGACATCTGAACAGCTTTCAGATGAGGAAAATGCGCAAGAGATTGAGCGTGCGATTGACGAAATCATTAAGTATGATTTTCAAAACATTTATAAAAAAGTGAAACAGTAGTTTATTTGTGGTCGCGGTGATGAGCCTTAGAGGTATAGGGGGGGGACGCTAAAAACGCACCCCCTTCGTCATCGCGGCCCTCCTCAAAAATTCCCCGGAGGAATTTTTTCGAAAAAGCTTTTACGCGTGTATCCCACACTCTGTTATGGAGGTGAGACAGAATGCAACTTAGAGAGGTCCGAGCGCTATACTTTATCGGTATATTAACAGGCCTTGGGTTTGGTTCTATTATCACGTGTAAAATATTGGGGAGGCTATAACAAAGCCTCTCTATTTTTCACAGCATTTAATCGAGCTCATAAGGCTTATTCGCTTCGACGGACACTTTCACGCTTTCTTTTTTTACCTCCAGATTTTCTCCTTTCAGTGAAACAGAGATTCCGGCGGCCTTATGAGTTCGCTTAAATGCTGTATAAAAGTACAACAAAAGTTAGCATGATCATTACAAAATCTATCAGAGAGGAGGCAGTAACAGGTGAAAAAAATACATGCGGAAAGTAATTCGTCAACAACAAAACGTATTCGCCCAGCTTTGACGCCGGAGGCCAGACAAAACCAGCTTATATCTTTGGCCATTGATTTGGTCGAGAAGCGTTTGATAGAAGGAACTGCTTCTTCTCAAGAAACTACGCATTTTTTAAAACTGGCATCCACGAAAGCTCACTTAGAGGAACAGATTCTCGAAAAGCAAAAAGATTTGATTGAGGCAAAAACCAAATCCTTGCAATCCACAGAGCGAATCGAAGAGCTTTACAAAGAAGCGATGAGCGCTTTCCGTAGGTACAGCGGGAGTGGTGAAAGCGATGAAGTTTAAAACATATTCGGAATTGTCACAGCTTCTTTCTTTCGAAGAGCGCTATCAATATTTACGTTTGTGTGGAAAGGTTGGAGAGGATACTTTTGGCTTTGACCGATATCTAAATCAGGAGTTCTACAAAACAGATGAGTGGCGGGCAATTAGAGATGTTGTAATCATTCGAGACAATGGTTGTGACCTCGGTGTAGACGATAGGCAAATAGGTGGCCGCATCCTGGTTCACCATATGAACCCTATTACCAAGGAAGACATTTTGTACAGAAGCAAAATGCTTCTTGACCCAGAATATTTGATTTGCACGACTGACAATACTCATAAGGCGATTCACTATGGGGACGAAAATCTTTTAATTAAGAATCCAATTGAGCGTAGACCAAACGACACATGCCCATGGAGGCACTAAGAGGAGGAGTTTTAGGTGAACACAGTTACCATTGGAATTGTTACTGACTGCCTTGCCCTGAGCATTCGAGAAGAGCCGGATTCAGACGGCAAGGTTATCGGTACGGTTGATGCCCTTTCGGAGCTGATGATCGACGAGGGGGCGTCAAACAAAGATTTTTATAAAGTATGTACCGAAGCAGGCGTAGAAGGGTTTTGCAGTAAACGTTATGTTGCGGTCAGGCCGAAGGGGTGATTATGGTGGACAGTATTTTAACTTCTATCAAAAAACTTTTGGGGCCGGAAGAGGTATATGAACACTTTGACACAGATATCATCATGCACATCAATTTTGCATTCTCGACTTTGACACAGTTGGGAGTCGGTCCGGAAGAAGGGTTTGTCATTAAAGACAAAACTGCTATATGGACGGATTTTATTCAAGACGACAAACGATTGGAATTTGTAAAAACATACATATATCTCAAAGTGAAGCTTGTGTTTGATCCACCCCTTAGCTCTTCTGTCCTTGACGCGATGAACCGCCAAATCAATGAGCTGGAATGGCGATTGAATGTCGCGGTTGATTCAGGGACAGCTTAGGAGGTATTGACTTGGATAACGATTATTTGTAAATTTTAAAGATTCAATTGGGAGAACAACTCATAACCAGATAGGGAAAGAGGAAGCTGTCGGGTAAACAACTTCCTCTTTTTGTTGGCGGTTATTCTCGAAGATAACCGAGCTCTTTTGCTAGCCTTTTACATTCGGCTAATTCTTCTTCTCGGCTACTCTCATCTTCTTTTTGGAAGATACGATGGAGAATGGCCGCCGTACCGTAAATAGGTCTCCCGTCTTTACCGGTACACGACAATTCCGAGATGTCGAGCACTATGTTCACCCCCTATCTGGTTATGAGTTGTTCTCCTTTCGCTTACCATTCTACGACAGTCGTCGGAAAAACACAATATTCATTTTTATACCAGGGGCTGTGGAAACACGGCCTCTTTTTTAATGCACAAAATAGGTGGTGAAAATTCAAAATGGAGAACGAACTTTTTCATTACGGTGTCCTAGGTATGAAGTGGGGAGTGCGGAGAACGCCGGCACAGCTTGCAAAGTCAAACGGTAAGGTTAAGCGGAAGTCCGAAGACAATGCGAAAAAATCTGATATGAAAAAGGCGGTCAAATCCAGAAGAACGCTCAGCGACGCTGACCTCAAAAAGCGGATTGAGCGGATTAAGATGGAGAAGCAGCTAAAGGACTTAACTGCGGAGGAGATTTCCCCTGGTAAAAAGTTTGTTTCTGAGGTTCTTTCTTCCAGCGGGAAAAAAGTTGCGACAGCGTTGGTTACCGGGGCTGTTTTGTACGGGACAAAAGCAGCATTGACGAATCAGTTCGATATCAAAGAATTGGCTGGTTACATGACACCAAAACCGAAGAATAAGTGAAGAAAAATTCGATGGAGGACTTATAATCAAACCGACTATCTGGCTCATTACGGTGTCCTCGGCATGAAGTGGGGCGTTCGACGCAAGACAAACAATTCCAATTCTTCCGGAAAGACTAAAAGTGGAGGCATTATCAAAAAAATCAAAAGATTCTACTCGGAAGAAGGCGTTTCAGATGAGACATTAAAGTCCGCTCGCAAGGCACAGCGAGAGGCGAACAAAGAGGACTTAGCGACGACCAAGGCCGCCCTTCAGTACAAAAATGCTGAGCTTGCAAAAGCTCGTGCTGATAAAAAATTAAAAACCATGATGCAACCATGGGCGGACACTTCTGACGATGACCAGAAAAGTGAAAAACTGAAAAACACTATTAAAGATCTGAAGGATGAGGAAAAGTATTACGAAAAGATAAAAGTCAACGAGATTGTAACTAAAAAGTCTATTGCGGACGGGCGAAAATATGCAACAGCCCTCCTTGCTGGAATAGGTGCTTTAAGTGTTGCCTCTATTGCAGTGTTAAAGTCTTAATTAAAGAAAAATTTTCCTCCGTTGGCAACACAAAAAGACCAACTTTTAAAAGGCTGAAGGTGACACAAAAAAAAGAAGCCGACTTTCATGTCGACCTCTTCAAATCGGAGCGCTTGTAATAAGAGTTATAAGGTGTGCGAACCTTTTTGCTCTGAGCGTTTTCTTTGTACCAAAGCAAATAGCTGGGGATGAGCTGTACATTCTTCTTTGGCACATATAGCTTATGGTAGTTTATCAATGTGTCACCTTCAGTCTTTTAAAAGTTGGTCTTTTTGTATTTAACGCATTATACCATATTTTGGGCTATTTTTCAATGCGAGGAACAACATAAGGTGGTTACAATATGGCATTATCAAACACGGCCGTCCCGAAATACTACGGCATGTTTCGAGATGCCGTAATCCGTGGCGAGATTCCGGTAAACAAAGAAATTTCGATGGAGATGAATCGAATCGACGACTTGATTGCAAATCCCGGAGTTTACTATGACGACAGGGCGGTAGAGGGCTTCATTGATTATTGCGAAAGCGAACTCACACTTACCGATGGAGCAGACTTAAATCTTCTCGACACATTTAAATTATGGGCTGAGCAGATCTTTGGATGGTATTACTTTGTTGAGCGCAGCATTTATGAGCCCTATGAGGATGGTTATGGCGGTCATTACATAACCAAAAAAGTCAGGAAACGTTTGATCAATAAGCAATACCTAATTGTCGCCCGTGGCGCAGCGAAATCGATGTACGGCTCTTGCCTCCAAAACTTTTTCCTCAATGTGGACGCAACCACAACGCACCAGATTACTACGGCTCCGACAATGAAACAGGCCGAAGAGGTTTTGTCTCCGATTCGTACCTCAATCACTCGTGCAAGAGGCCCATACTTCAAATTCTTGACAGAGGGATCTTTGCAGAATACGACTGGTTCTAAAGCAAACCGCGTAAAACTTTCTCCAACCAAAAAGGGTATCGAGAATTTTTTAACGGGTTCGCTGTTGGAGATAAGGCCAATGCGAATCGATAAGCTTCAGGGATTGCAAATCAAAGTTGCGACGGTCGACGAATGGCTTTCGGGGGACATTCGAGAGGATGTAATTGGTGCAATAGAGCAGGGCGCTTCGAAGGTCGACGACTATCTCATCGTTGCGATCAGTTCTGAAGGGACCGTTCGTAATGGTGCCGGCGATACAATCAAAATGGAGTTGATGGACATTCTTAAAGGAGATTACATCAACCCGCACGTATCGATTTGGTGGTATAAGCTCGATTCAATTGACGAAGTTTCAGATCCGGCGATGTGGGTAAAAGCACAGCCTAACATTGGTAAGACTGTTAGCTATGAGACGTATCAATTGGATGTGGAGCGTGCTGAGAAGGCACCGGCTGCACGAAATGATATTCTTGCAAAAAGGTTCGGCCTGCCGATGGAAGGTTATACTTATTACTTTACTTATGAGGAGACACTTCCACACCGCAAGCGTTCGTATTGGCAGATGGCATGTTCCCTTGGGGCAGACCTTTCTCAGGGCGATGACTTCTGTGCTTTTACCTTCCTTTTCCCTTTACCCAATGGAGCTTTTGGAATAAAGACAAGGAACTATATCACCTCGTCTACTCTAATGAAACTCCCGGCGGCAATGCGAATCAAGTATGATCAGTTCATGCAAGAAGGCAGCTTGATTGTTCTTGAGGGAACAGTCTTGGACATGATGCAGGTCTACGATGATCTGGACAACTACATCACAGATTGTGGATACGACGTGCGTTGCTTTGGATATGATCCTTACAATGCAAAGGAGTTTGTTGACAGGTGGGCATCAGAGAACGGCCCCTTTGGAATTGAAAAAGTAATCCAAGGTGCAAAAACGGAATCCGTTCCTTTGGGAGAGCTGAAAAAGCTTTCTGAGGAGCGGATGCTTTTGTTTGACGAGGATTTGATGACCTTTGCAATGGGGAACTGCATTACGTTGGAAGACACAAATGGAAACAGGAAACTTTTAAAGAAGCGATATGAGCAGAAAATCGACGCTGTTGCAGCTATGATGGATGCCTATATTGCCTATAAAGCCAACAAAGATGCTTTTGAATAATTGTATTCGTTGGTTAGCTTAAACTAACTGTTTAAAAGGCGGTGAACATTCAAAATGGACATGTCTATGGGTTCCAGGTTTAAACGAGCCTGGAACACTTTCTTTAACAGAGACCCTACGCACTCTTACAACGATACCGGACCCGGATATTTCTACCGTCCGGACCGTACTCGTTTCAGCCGGGGCAATGAGCGTTCAATTGTTACTTCTGTTTACAATCGAATCAGCTTAGACGGTGCAGCTATTTCTATTCAACATGTTCGACTGGATGAAAACGAGCGATATATTTCAAACATTTCATCCAAGCTGAACAACTGCTTGACACTGGAAGCAAACCTCGACCAAACGGCACGGGCTTTTCGACAAGATGCAATCATGTCGATGCTCGACGAGGGCTGTATCGCTATTGTTCCGGTAGAAACGACCGATAATCCGGGAGAAACCGGGGGCTATGACATCCTGTCTATGCGTGTCGGTAAAATTCTTGAATGGTATCCACAGCATGTCAAAGTTCGTGTGTACAACGAATGGACAGGGGAGAAGCAAGACATTACAGTTCCGAAAAGCACGGTTGCAATTGTAGAAAACCCTTTGTACGCCGTTATCAATGAGCCCAATTCTACAATGCAGCGGCTTATTCGGAAACTTAATTTGTTGGATGTCGTTGATGAGCAAAGCAGCTCTGGTAAGTTAGACCTTATCATTCAGCTGCCATACGTCATCAAGACCGAAGCAAGGCGTCAACAAGCTGAAAACAGGCGTAAAGATATCGAAAACCAGTTGTCAGGTTCAAAGTATGGAATCGCTTATACCGATGGTACGGAGCGCATTACACAGTTGAATCGTTCAGTGGAAAACAACCTGATGAAGCAGATTGAATTTCTAACGAGCATGCTATACAGCCAGTTAGGAATCACTCAAAGCGTTATGGATGGGACCGCTGACGAGAAAACGATGCTGAACTATAACAACAGAACGATAGAGCCTATCGTTTCAGCGATTGTTGATGAAATGAAACGAAAGTTTCTTACAAAAACAGCTCGGTCTCAATCTCAGTCGATCATGTTCTTTACAGATCCGTTCCGTCTGGTGCCGGTTGACAATATTGCAGAAATTGCAGACAAATTCACCCGGAACGAAATCATGACATCGAATGAGTTCAGACAAATCATTGGTATGAAACCGTCTGACGATCCGAGAGCTGACGAACTTAGAAATAAGAACCTCAGCGAACCTGGCGGCGAGAAGACTGAGCAAATAAAAAGCCAGGAGGAAAATCAAAATGGAGAAATATGATTTTAGTGGCTGGGCCACTAGAAACGATTTGCTCTGTTCGGATGGACGGACCATTCGAAAAGATGCATTCAAGCACTGCGATGGTAAAACTGTTCCGTTGGTTTGGAACCACAACCATTCCGATCCGGATAATGTTCTTGGTCATGCGCTGCTGGAGAACCGAAACGAAGGCGTTTACGCCTACTGTTCTTTCAACAACACTGAAAACGCAAAAAATATCAAAGAGGCCGTTCGTCATGGCGACGTTCGGTCTCTTTCTATTTTTGCCAATCAGCTGAAGCAGGCCGGCAGCGATGTGATTCACGGCGCTATTCGTGAAGTGAGTCTGGTTCTGGCTGGGGCAAATCCCGGCGCATTTATCGATTCCGTCATGGCTCATGGCGATGGCGTTGAAACCGGCATCATTCTTGGATACGACGAAAACATTATGCTCTATCATTCAGAAGATGCTGCGGACACTTCTGATAAGAAGGAAGAGTCCGACAAGAGCGAGAAAAAAGAGGAAACCATCGCAGACGTATTTGATACGCTCTCTGAAAAACAGAAAACCGTTGTTTACGCAATGATCGGGCAGGCCATCGAAGACGCAGGCAACGAAGAAGATTCGAAAGACGATTCTGAAGGAGGAAACGACACTATGAAACACAATGTATTTGAGCCCGAGGCCAATGAGGATACCAATGCTCTGAGCCATGACGCAATGAACGCGATCATTGGCGACAGCAAGCGCTTTGGCTCCATGAAGGAGAGCTTCTTGCAGCATGCGGGTACATATGGAATCGATCAAATCGATTATCTGTTCCCCGATGCTCAGAACATGACCAATCAGCCGATTTTCATTTCCCGTGATATGGGCTGGGTGAACAAGGTCATGAGTTCTGTTCATCACACTCCGTTCTCTCGCATTAAATCCATCTTCGCGGACATCACCGAGGATGAGGCTCGTGCGAAGGGCTACATCAAAGGCAAGCTGAAGAAGGAAGAGGTCTTCTCCCTGCTGAAGCGCACCACTATTCCTACGACCGTTTACAAGAAACAGAAGATGGATCGTGATGATGTGGTTGACATCACGGATTTCGATGTGGTGGCGTGGCTGAAGACTGAGATGCGCATGATGCTGAACGAGGAGCTTGCTCGCGCTTATCTGGTTGGTGACGGCCGTCTGGCTTCCAGCGATGACAAGATCAATGAAACCAACATCCGTCCGATCTGGACTGACGAGGATCTGTATACAATCAAGGCTGTCTTCACGGCGAAGGCTGATGCCGATACAAATGCGAAAGAGTTCATCCGCACCATCGTCAAGGCCCGCAAGGACTACAAAGGCTCTGGTAATCCGGTTCTGTTCACGACTGAGGACATGCTGACCGACTGCCTGCTGCTGACGGATAATGAGGGTCGTGACCTGTATGATTCCGTCGAGAAACTAACGAAGAAGCTGCGTGTCAGCGAGATCGTGACGGTTCCTGTGATGGAGGGTCTGACTCGTGAGGTTGCGGGTAAGACCCGTACTCTGTTTGGTATCGTGGTCAACCTGAACGACTACAATGTTGGTGCTGATAAGGGCGGCGCTGTGAACATGTTCGATGACTTCGACATCGACTACAACCAGCAGAAATATCTGATCGAGACCCGTTGCTCTAGCGCTCTGACGAAGCCTTACTCCGCCATCGCTGTTGAGATGGAAAAGGCTGCTGGTTAATCGCTTCTAATACTTCAAAATGGAGAAAGGGGTAATAAAGAATGGCAAATAGTTCCGATCCGCTGCCGTCAATTCCGACCAATCTGAATAAGTTGCATCGGATTTATTCTGATAGTGAGGAGCGAAACATTGAGAAAACTATTCTCTATGTTGTTTTCGATGCGGAAAATAAACCTCGTCCTTATCTCTACATCGATCCAGATGGTGGCGATGTTCCCGAAAATCGAGTCGACTGTATTACGTTGGCTGAGCTGTTTAAGAATGGTCTCTTGATTTCTATAAAGAATTCTTTTGTCTTACCATATGATATGACCATTGTCAATCTTGGAAACGACAAATTTTACACTTCCGTTTTTACTGCTATGTCACAGGACATTTCCTACAACTCAACTATGCTCAGTGTTCTTACTCCTGTGAGTTTTAACTCTATGGAGTTTAATCCTGGCTGAGCCGAGGAAAATGAGTCATGGCTAAGTTTTACGGAAAGGTCGGTTATGTTGAGACGGTTGAAACACGGCCCGGCGTCTTTACTCAGTCCGTAACGGAGCGTACGTATTGCGGCGATCTTGTTCGAAATAGCCGCAAGTGGCAAACGAGCGGTAATGTCAATGACGATGTGAACGTGAACAACGAAATCAGCATTGTGGCTGATCCGTTCGCTTATGATCATTTCGCTTTCATCCGGTATGTTGAGTACATGGGAGTTCTCTGGAACGTAACAGCCGTCGAAGTTCAAAGACCTAGACTTATTTTAAGCGTGGGAGGCGTATACAATGGCCAGCAGCCTTGACTTGCAGCGAGAGTTTCAAGCTTTATGCAAGAACGTATATTTTCAACCTCCCGAATCGGTGAAACTCTCGTATCCCTGCATCATTTATAAGCGGTCCGCAGGCGACACGAGGTTTGCTGACAACAAAAAATATTCCTATACGGCGGGTTATGATGTAGTGGTTGTCGAGACGGACCCCGATCGGAAGCTGGCGACAGATGTGTATATGCACTTCGTCTACTGCCGAGAAGGGTCTCCTTATGTCTCAAACAACCTTTATCATAGTCCGTTTACTATCTATTTCTAAGGAGGAATAACTACATGGCAAAACTTATTTGGGACGAAATCGGAAAACGCCTTTATGAGACTGGCGTTGACCATGGTGTTCTTTATCGATACAAAAAGCCAAATGCGACTGCTGAAGATAAACCGTATTCCGGCGGTGTTCCGTGGAATGGCCTGACGGCTGTGACTGAGAGCCCATCCGGGGCAGAAGCGTCTCCGCTGTATGCCGATAATATCAAATATCTGAACCTGATGAGTGCAGAAGAGTTCGGCGCAACCATCGAGGCTTATATATATCCTGACGAATTCGCCGTCTGCGACGGCTCTGCGGAAATTGCTCCCGGCGTGATGATTGGTCAGCAGAAACGTGAAGTATTCGGCATGTGTTATCGCACCAAGATTGGTAACGACACCGAAGGTGCAGACCATGGCTATAAGCTGCATTTGATTTATGGTTGTCTGGCAGCTCCCTCCGAAAAAGGGTACAACACAATCAATGACAGCCCCGATGCTATCACTTTCTCGTGGGAAGTCAGTACAACCCCGGTCAACGTAAAGGGCTTCGCACCTACTGCATCCTTGACCATTGATTCGACAAAGGTTGCCCCTGAAAAGATGGCAGCATTGGAGGCCGTCTTGTATGGTGGCAATACGGAAGAAGCGCGACTGCCGCTTCCTGACGAGGTCGTTACTCTGGTTGGCGCGGCGTAAACTTTCTAAACTATATTTGTCAAATTGGGAGCCGTTTGAGTGTTTTACTCGCGGCTCCCTTCTTTTTTTTTTGAAAGGGGAAAACAGAAATGATTAAGAAAACAATTGAGTACGTCGACTATAACGGAACCGAGAGAAGTGAGGATTTTTATTTTAACCTCACGGAAGCAGAGTGTATAGATTTGGAAATCGGCACCAGCGGAGGCTATACCGAAATGATTCGGAGGATGGTAAATGCAAAAGATCTGGCTGCGCTCATCAAGGTGTTTAGGGAGTTTATCAGCAACGCTTATGGTGTAAAAAGTCCCGATGGTCGAAGATTTATGAAGTCGCCTGAGATTCTTGCCGAATTTACCGAAACCGAGGCTTTCTCGAAGCTGTATATGGAACTCGCTACAAATGCTGAAGAGGCAGCTGCATTTGTGAACGGCGTCCTTCCAAATCGCAAAGTTGAACCTCCGCTGGCGATTGCTCCGAAGGCAAATGGATAAAGAAAATAACAGTGAGAGGGAGAGTATCTATGCTTCAGTTAATTATACCAGATTCTGACGAACTATGGGACGAGAAAAAAGAAGAGTTCGTATACAGAAAAGGCCAAACCCTTCAGTTGGAGCACTCTCTTGTTTCACTTGCCAAATGGGAATCAAAATGGTGTGTTCCATTTCTTTCAAAAAAGGACAAGACCCTTGAAGAGACCCTGGACTATATAAAATGTATGACCATTACGCAGAATGTAAATCCGGAAGTTTATCTGAACCTTACACAAGAAAACGTTGATGCGGTAAATGCGTACATCAACGCTCCAATGACGGCCACATATTTTTCTAACGAAAAAGCAACTGGCCCTAACAACGAGCAAGTGACTTCCGAAATCATCTATTATTGGATGACTGCTTTAAACATACCTCCTGAGTATCGGAAGTGGCATCTCAATCAACTTTTGACGCTTATCAAGGTATGCGACATTAAAAATCAGCCGCCTAAAAAGCACAGCAGAAGGGAAATCATGCGTAGAAACACAGCTCTAAATGCTGAGCGAAGAAAACGGTTAGGAACAAAAGGCTGATGATTCAGCGAAGGGAGAAAAACATGGAGAAAAGTATCGGTACGATTGGGGACGCTTATGAGATATTGGCATCCACCAAACAATTCATTCTGTGTCGTAGTTTGACGGCCAACCCGGTTCACACATACGCGGTGATGCGCTTGGACGAAGACGGACATCCGTTTGACATCCGAGTGAGAGCCGAAAGAGAAGCTGCCGAGCGTGAATTCTGCTCGTGCTGTTTTCCTGGATGGTTTAAGAACGGAGGCACTACAAAAACTGCGTGAGGAGATTTTGTAGATGATAAGTTTCAGACAAAAGGGCGACTTTTCCAAACTGACGAGATTTTTAGAAAAGGCCAAAGAGGCTGTTCGACTTGGTGATCTCGATAAATACGGTCGAGAGGGAGTGGCCGCCCTTGCGTCTGCAACACCTGTTGATTCAGGCCTGACTGCACGGTCGTGGCACTACAAAATTGAGAACCGAAAAGGCTCGGTTGCGATTTCTTTTTACAATTCAAACGTTCAAAATGGAGTTTCGATTGCCGTCATTTTACAATACGGCCACGGAACGGGAACTGGCGGCTGGGTAGCTGGGAGAGATTACATCAATCCTGCTATCCAGCCTGTTTTTGACAAAATTGCAAATGAAGCGTGGAGGGAGGTTACTGCCAAATGAGCAACGTTATCGACCAGAAAGTCGTTGAGATGCGGTTTGATAATAAGCAGTTTGAAAACAATGTTCAAACCAGTTTATCGACACTCGACAGGTTGAAGAAAAGTTTAAATCTGGAAGGGGCAACAAAAGGTCTCGAAAATGTGGACGCGGCAAGCAAAAAACTGAATTTTTCGGGTTTGAGCAGTGCTGTTGAAACAGTCCAAGCGAAATTTTCTGCCTTTGAGGTCATGGCAGTAACGGCCCTTGCCAACATTACGAACTCCGCGATCAATGCGGGTAAGCAAATGCTTCGCTCGCTGACGATAGAACCGGTATCGCAGGGCTTTAATGAATACGAACTCAAAATGGGTTCGATTCAGACAATTATGGCAAGCACCGGTGCCTCGCTAAAAGAGGTTAATGGATACTTAAACGAGTTAAATACATACGCAGATAAAACGATTTATTCGTTTTCAGATATGACTAATAACATCGGCAAATTTACAAATGCTGGTGTTAAGTTGGAAGATGCGGTCTTAGCAATCAAAGGTGTCAGCAATGAAGCTGCTGTATCTGGCGCAAATGCAAATGAAGCGTCTAGAGCAATGTATAACTTTGCTCAAGCGTTGTCTGCCGGGTATGTAAAACTAATCGATTGGAAATCCATTGAAAATGCCAACATGGCAACCGTTGAGTTTAAGAATGAGTTACTTAAAGCTGCGGAAGCCGCTGGAACAGTAAAAAAACAAGCTGACGGCATGTATCGCGTCCTGACCAAAAACAATCAGGGTTCAACGATGGATCTTGCAATTGACGCGACTAAAAACTTTAATGACAGCTTGAATTATCAATGGATGACCACAGAAGTGTTGGTTAATACACTGAAAGACTACGCTGACGAAACAACGGAAATTGGTAAGAAAGCTTTTTCGGCGGCTCAGGATGTAAAGACATTCAGCCAATTGATGGATACACTCAAAGAAGCGGTCGGCTCTGGCTGGGCCATGACGTTTGAGCTAATATTTGGCGATTTCGAAGAAGCAAAAGAACTCTGGACAGGTGTAAGCCAAGTAGTCGGTGGTTTTATCGACCAGCAGTCCCAAGCTCGAAACGATTTGCTTGCCGCGTGGAACCGGTCGGGAGGAAGGACTGCGCTGATTGACAGCTTCAAGAATTCTTTTGACGGATTACTGAGCGTAGTTGTTCCTGTAAAGGAAGCATTTCGTGAAGTGTTTCCGGCACTTAAAGGTTGGCAGCTTCCGCAGATGACCAGAAATTTACGGGACTTTACAGAGCGGCTGAAACTTAGTGAAGAATCAGCTGCAAAACTAAAAACAACCTTTAAAGGAATATTTTCACTTTTCGATATTGGCGGAAAAGCAATTTCAGCAGTTGTAAAGCCAGTCACGAGCTTTCTTACCGGAGGGGCTGTTTCTTCATTCGGAAGATCGGTTCTGGACGTTACGTCATCACTCGGTGAATTCTTCATCAAACTGAATGAGGGAATTGAGAACGGAAATGGCTTTGCGGTTGTCAGCGAGACAATTGCAAAAGCGTTGGACGGCATATCAAATGCATGCTCATTTGCGCGAGACTCTTTTGGCAACCTTGGAAGCGTGTTTTCGAAGGTCGGAAGTGTGATTTCAACCGTTGCCAGCCGTATAAAAGATACAGTCGTAAACGCTTGGACATGGATTTCCGAAAATATATCAGCCGGAGATATCTTTGCGGGTCTTGCCGGCGGCGGAATTTTTATGCTCGTCAAAAAGCTTGGTGGTCTGGCCGATAAGATAAAAGACATACTTTCCAATTTTGGGAAGAGCAAAATCGACACATCGGGATTTTCTGATATTCTGTCCTCAATTCATGATTCGCTTGACTCTTTCCAGCAGGGGATAAAAGTAGCATCGCTTGTTGGAATTGCGACAGCGGTTATGATTTTGGCATCTTCCTTGCGAAAGATTTCCGAAATCGAACCGGTTAAAATTGCATATTCTTTGGCGACAATAAAGGCTTTAGTATTGACTTTGAATTCTGGTTTCAAATCCTTGTCTAAAACCTTATTGAGTTTTAACGCCAAAGGAACCATAAAAGCAAGTGTTTCAATGATCGGTATTGCCACAGCTATCAATATTCTGGCGTCGGCGATGAAGAAAATTGCGGATCTTTCTTTGGAGCAGATTGCTCGGGGGCTTGCCGCATTGGGCGGGGCAATGCTTGAATTGTCCGTTGCCATTAAAATCATTGGCAAAAGCAATATAACGCTTAGAACCAGTGTCGCGATGCTCGCGCTTGCTCAAGCATGTTCAATGCTGGCGGATGCGCTTCGCAAATATGCATCTCTCTCAGAAGACGAGATCATCCGAGGGTTTACTGCAATGGGAGGGGCTTTGCTGGAATTCAGTGCAGTGCTTTCGATTCTCAACAAATTTGCTGGCGGTAAGGCTCTCTTTGGGGCTGCCGGAATTCTTGTCGCGTCACTTGCGCTTGATGAGATTTCGGAAAATCTTGAAAAGATGGGGAATTTGTCATGGGATCAGATTGGACGAGGACTCGCTGCAATGGGGGGCGCTCTTGCTGAATTTGGTATTGTTCTTGGGCTGCTTGGCAAATTTACGGGCTTTTCAAGTATATTTGCTGCTACGGCACTTTTGATTGGTGTTCAATCATTAGGAAAATTGGCAGAAGGCCTTGAGCGATTCGGAGAAATGCAATGGGACGAAATTGGAAGAGGACTTACCGCAATGGGTGTTGCGCTTCTTGAAGTTGGCGCCGTGATTGGGACGCTCGGTGTTCTTGCCGGGTTTGCGGGCATTATTGGCGCAGCTTCATTGCTGATTGCGATTCAAGGACTCGACGATCTTGCCAATGCTTTGAAGAAGTTCGGTTCCATGCAGTGGGATGAAATCGGAAGAGGCCTTGCGGCAATGGGCGCCGCGCTTCTTGAAGTTGGTGTCGTAGTTGGAACGCTAGGTGCTCTCACAGGTTTTGCGGGCATTATTGGCGCTGGAGCATTGCTATTAGCAATTCAGGGCCTTGATGATTTAGCCAACGCGCTTGCGAAATTTGGCGCAATGCAATGGGGTGAAATCGGAAAAGGTCTTGTTGCGATGGGAGCGGCGCTTCTTGAAGTTGGTGTCGTAACCGGAGCGCTTGGTGCTCTTACCGGTTTGGCAGGCCTTGTCGGTGCGGGAACATTGTTGCTTGCTGTTCAGGGCCTTGATGACCTTGCCAATGCTTTGAAGAAGTTCGGTTCCATGCAATGGGATGAAATCGGCAGGGGACTTGCTGCAATGGGAGCAGCTATGGGCGAAGTTGCCCTAGGCGGCTTACTTAACACTCTTTCCGGTTTTGGTGCCGCATCTATTTCCAAAATAGCGGAGCCGCTCGGAGTCCTGGCGGACTCTGTAAAGAAATGGGCCGGAGTGACGGTTCCGGAAGAACTAGGCGCTCAACTTGGAGAACTTGCCGGCGGAATCTTGCAATTCACCTTTGGCGGGTGGGGTGCATCTGCAATTGCTGAAGTTGCTGCTCCTCTCGGTACAATGGCCGATTCAATTTCAAAATGGTCTAATGTCGATATTACCGAGGACTTGGGGGATAAAATCGGATCGTTGGCAAGCGGTGTGAAGGCATTTACCTTCGGAGGATTGGGGGCAGGCGCCATTGTGGAAGCCGCTCCCGGGATTGGTCAGTTGTCTGACGCTGTAAGAAAATGGGACGGCGTTGTCGTTCCCGAGGATTTGGAAAGCGGCCTTACAAGTCTTGCCACAGGTGTAAATGCATTCAGTTTCGCTTTCGCTGGAGGTTGGTCGATTGGGACACTCATCGGCCCTCTGGGCGATTTGGTCGAGCCGGTAAAAAAATGGAACTATGTAAAAGTTCCGGAAGGCATTGACAGCTCGCTCAAACAGTTGGCCGATGGCGTGAACGCATTTAGCTTCTCGTTTATGAGCGGGTGGTCACTTGATACGCTGGTTGGTCCACTTGGCGATTTGGCCGATGCAGCGAGAAAGTGGAATGGTGTCACATTAGAAGGTGTATCGCAGGAACTTACCAGTTTCGCAGACAGCTTGAAGAATCTCGGGACGGTTAGTGTATCGGGGCTCGTGCTTGAATTTCAAAACGCTACCGGAACATTGACGCAGGCAGTTTCTGGAATGCTTTCTTCTATTATCTCTATTGTGAACACGCGAAAGAGCGGAGTAATTTCGGTATTTGTTGTAATGGTAGGGAATGTCCTTACAACTCTGAATGGAAAACTCCCCAATTTCCAAACTTTCGGTCAACTGACGGTAAAGTATATGGTCATGGGGATTCGTTCTCAGGCTGGGCTTCCAATTGTTGCATTTGGCGAGATTATTACGGACGTGCTGTCATCCATTATTGTACGAAATACCGAATTCTATGACGCCGCCCGCGACATGGTAGCTGGATTCGCCAATGGCATCAGTGCCAACACATTCCTGGCGGAAGCAAAAGCTGCCGAAATGGCCGCTGCGGCTGCTCGCGCTGCAAGACGGGAACTCGACGAGCATTCTCCATCGAAAGTGGGCTATGAAATCGGCGATTTCTTCGGTGTTGCCTTCGTTGGAGCGATCGGTGATTATGCCGACAAGTCATATCGTGCTGGTGCCGAGATGGGCTCGAAAGCTCGAATTGGACTCACGGAGGCGGTGTCGAAGATTTCGGACTATATCAACAGTGACATAGACGCACAGCCAACGATTCGTCCTGTACTGGACTTGTCAAATGTTCAGTCCGGAACCAGACAGATAAATGCAATGTTTAGCCGCACGCAGGCAATGTCGATCAACGCCAACATGAGCAGGGCCCACACCAGCGGAAATCAAAATGGTGGGTTCCAAGATGGTTCCGCGGCCACATACAACTACTTCACGCAAAACAACTATTCGCCGAAAGCCCTGTCGAGGGTTGAAATCTATCGGCAGACAAAGAATCAATTCTCGGCGATGAAAGGAACGGTGAGTAAACGATGATCAAGTCGGTCACTGTTACAAACTATCTCGGTGAAAGTCTGAAGATGGAACTCACGAACCCGTATGATTCCGGTATTGCCATTACCGACATTACCGGAATTGGTCCGGGAAAAGCGGATATCAATGTCACAGAGCTTACGTCGAGCGATGGGTCGCTATATAATTCGGCCCGGCTTGGGACACGAAATATCGTTATGACACTTCGCTTCATGATTGCTCCGGACATTGAGACCGTCCGTCAGAAGTCCTATAAGTATTTTCCAATTAAAAAAGAGTTAATCCTTACCTTCGAGACGGACAATCGGTCTTGTTATATTGCAGGCTACGTAGAGTCGAATGAACCGGTTATTTTCGACGAGAACGAGTACACGCAAATTTCAATCATATGCCCTGATCCATACTTCTACTCGACGGAAGCGAACGCAATGGTCTTCAGCGGTGTTGTCCCGATGTTTGAGTTTGAGTTTTCGAATGAAACAGAAAACGGTTCAAACGAGGAACGTAACATCATTATGTCTGAAATCGAGGTTGCACAGGAACAAACGGTCTATTATAACGGCGACAGCGAAATCGGCGTCACGATTCAAATTCACGCAATCGGTACAGTGGAGAACGTTACGATCTACAATACGGGAACGCGGGAATTTATCAAAATAGATACAGAAAAGCTAAAATCGATTACTGGCTCGACCATTGTTGCAGGTGACGATATTTACATTTGCACTGTGAAAGGGAAGAAGTCTGTCACTTTGCTCCGGAATGGCGTTCGGACGAACATTCTCAATTGCCTTACAAAGGATTCTTCATGGATTCAGCTGGTGAAAGGCGATAACATCCTTGCTTATACGGCTGAAAAAGGTTCGGAGATGCTATATTTTACAGTCTATAACAACATCATCTATGAGGGGGTATAAGCGTGGATATTTGGGTTTTAGATAAGACTCTGGAAGCCAATGACATCGTTGATACCTTTAATTCCCTTATATGGACGGACCGATACGACGAATATGGGGACTTTGAGATATACACATCCGTTACAGACCAGGCGCTGTCTCTGCTGCAAATGGATTATTATTTACAAAGCCGCTCGTCTGAGCACGTCATGATTATTGAAGAGGTTCTAATTGATACAGACCCAGAAAACGGTAACAGCGTTACCATTACAGGTCGGTCGTTAGAATCTCTTCTTTCACGACGTATCGTGTGGACTCAAACTCTTTTGGATGGGAGCGTACAGGATTGCATTAAAAAGCTTCTTGATGAAAATGTTATTTCTCCAAAAGATGTCAACCGCAAAATCCCAAACTTCGTATTCGAGACAAGCGTCGAGAAAGCTGTCACAGAGCCGAAAATTACAGCGCAGTTCACTGGAGACAATTTGTATGATGTTATCTCCGAAATTTGTCGACTCACAGGACTTGGTTTCAAGGTCACGTTGAACGATAAGAAGCAGTTCGTCTTTAAACTCTACGCTGGTGCTGACCGTACTTATGCTCAGACGGAAAATCCTTACGTCGTATTTTCACCCAAATTTGAAAATATTGCCAATAGCAATTATCTCGAATCCAAAAAAGAATATAAGAATGTTGCGCTGGTTGCCGGCGAGGGAGAGGGTGCCGAACGAAAAACCACCTCCGTCGGCGAGGGAAGTGGCTTGGAGCGTCGAGAGCTGTTTGTGGATGCACGTGATATTTCGACTACGACAGAAGACAATGTCACTCTTTCGGACGAAGAATATAAGAAGCAACTCGCTCAGCGTGGCGATGAGAAATTGGCAGAAAGTGTAGCTGCCCAATCATTTGAGGGCCAAGTCGAAATGACAAAGATGTTCGAATACGGTAAGGATTTTTTCATCGGCGATATTGTTCAAATCGCTAATGAGTACGGAATGGAGAGTAGGGCCAGAATTTCGGAAATTGTAACGGCTATTGACACACAAGGCACTGTTACTTACCCCACGCTTTCGACCGTAACTTGAGTATAGGAAAGGAGATTCATATTTCATGAGTGTAACATATGGTTTTTACAACTCGATAAAAGGCGATCGAAAGTACAACGCTCTTGAGATGTCGAGTATATTTGATGGCATCATTGTGGACGGCGTGTATATGTCCATTGGCGATGCGTTGAATGTAAAATCATCCGGTGGTATGGGAATTACTGTTGGCATTGGGCGAGCGTGGTTTAACCATACATGGACATTGAACGATTCTCTGTTGCCGCTTACACTGGCGAACTCGGACGTCCTCCTAAATCGAATTGACGCGATTGTTCTGGAGGTTAATAATAACACCGAAGTTCGCAAAAACACAATTAAAATTCTAAAAGGTACTCCATCTAGTAAACCAGTAAAGCCCACCATGACGGAAGGCGAATTACTCAACCAGCATCCGCTCGCTTATATTTCCATTCCTGCTGGGGCTACATCCATTTCGCAGAGCAATATTGAGAATGCAGTCGGTACATCTGCTTGTCCTTATGTAACGGGTGTGCTGAAGGGCATGGACATCGACAAACTTGTTGCTCAGTGGGGTGCTCAGTGGGCTGAGTGGCTCAGCAGCAATACGGATGCCTGGAAAGCTTTCATGAGCGATAACACAAATGAGTGGAAGTCGTTCATGGCAAAAAACAAGAATGAATGGTCTGCTCTCATCAATGGGAATACGTCTGAGTTTGAAACCTGGTTCGAGCATATGAAAGATCAGCTCTCAGAGGACGCCGCTGGTAATCTTCAACTTCAGGTGGACAATCTCAACAATGCTGCTCTCGGTGGTGATTTTGTTCTCAAAGGTTCTCCGGTTTCAGTCGAATACATGGGAGCAAACCGTATCGCGTCCATCACTGCTTACGGTGAAAACGCACAGGGCGGCACAACAGAGGCCCCTGTGGCGCTCACGGGGGTGGATAGCGTACTTTTGGGCGGAAATAACCTGTTACCGAAAGCGACAGAAACAAAAACGCTCAATGGTGTGACCTTTACGCCTAATCCCAATGGCAGTGTTTCGGTATCAGGCACTGCTACGAACAACGCGGTTTATGTTTTCGCGAATGGTCTTGACGATTCACTGTTCGGCCAAACCGTGTGCCTTTCCGGCGGCTCGATGCAGACGCAACTTGTTATCTATGAGAAAAAGCCCAGCGGTGAGTGGTTGCGAAATGTAATTATCAACGCAAAAACTCCCACTGCCGTAGGCGTACTCTCTAAGCAAGTCGATGACAATATTCTCTACGGCACTATCTATGTTCCAACTGGAACTACGGTAAACACCACCATCTACCCAATGCTCAACCTCGGCAGCACGGCCATGCCATACGAACCCTATCAAGGCAGCGTGACACCTCTCCCCATCCCGCGCCCGCTGCATAAGGTTGGCGACGTGAGGGACGTGTGTCAGACACGGGTTAAGAGCGTCTATGACAAGCACATTGTGCTTTCTAGCGCGGATGGGTTTAGTTTTTCCAGCAATGCTGGCAACGGATACGCCAGATTTTATAAGGCTTATAATTCTGCGAAACTTTCCCCGATTGCATCGGATTGGCTGCCCGGATATGCAAAAACTGCATACGATGCGACGAATGAGGGTGTATATTCCGCTGACTCCGACGCTGGTACTATAAGTATCGTTTTATCAATTCAAAGACTTATAGCGGCAGGAGCAACAAGCGGAGATACATCGACCTATTTGTCGGCGGCCAGCGCAATATTTTCCGCACACCCCCTCACCGTCTACTATCAGTCCACCGCCTACGATGGTACCAACGGGCTGGACGTCTGCTTGACGGAGTATCAGAACGATTTTGTGGAGTTGGATGGGACTGAAAATTGGGTGCAAGGGACTGGTTCAAATGCTGGATATCTAGAGGCGCAAGTTTTAAAGAATACAAATGAATCACATCTTGCTGTCAGTTCAATTGCTCCTTTTAAATATCAGTTTTCTGGAAATTGTGTATTTGTAACTAACAACAAAGTGACTTTTGGGAGTGCTCTTGGCAGCGCTTATACCGTTGATACATGGAAAGCCTACCTCGCCGCCCAAAAAGCCGCAGGAACGCCTGTACAGATTGCTTACCAGCTCGCTACGCCAGAAGTGTACGCCACAGACCCTGTTGATTTCGACAACGCAGCCGGGCCGCTCACCGTCTTGACCGGCGGAGAACTGGAAGCCGCATTCAAAAGCGCGGACAAAGTGGTCGAGTCTCGTATTGACTTTGTCGAAGACACGCTCAATGAGCAGGGTCAAGCCATCGCAGAAAAGGCTCCGATTTCCCATTCTTCAGATAAGTCTACTTACGGTCTCGGCTCTGGTAGCCAGTTCGGACATGTGAAGCTTTCGGACGCCACAGCAAGCGGATCGAACGCCGGTCAGGGTATCGCTGCAACTCCGAGTGCGGTGAATCAAGTGAACGCCAGGGTCTCAACGGTAGACGGTATTGCAAGAGCAGCTATGCCGAAATCTGGTGGAACGTTTACGGGAAATGTTCTCGCTAGTTCGGCAAATGAAGCAGGAGCGTTCCTTCGCAACATCAGCGTTCAAAATAGCGCGAGCCAGTTGCAGTATACCAATTTCATTATCATGGTGAGGAAGTGATCGTATGCCAATCTATGATTTTGATGGGTCCACCAGTCGCGAAATCGGGAAACTGTACGACTGGAACGGATCGACAAACTCTCAGATCAAAGAGGTCTATGACTTCGATGGAACCACAAGCCGTCTGATCTATAAGGATGCGCCGGACTATTTGTTCAATTGGGGTGACAACGCCGAGATCACAGGCGGATGGTCCGTTAAGAAATGGGTTCTAAGTGGGTCCGCCAACGGCATTATTGGTGCTGATTACCTGGATCTTTACATTGGCAACACCGGAAATTCCAATCGTCGAATTTATATTCACACAAATAAAGCCGTCAATGTGACAGATCTGAAAAGCATAAGCATGACCTATGGCGGAACGAGTACGGTTACATGCCCGGACCATAACGCTGCTTGGTGGGGCATCGAGCATTTTGGACTTGCCCTCTCGACGTTCATCCCGAGTGATCCTCAAAACCAACTTCCAGACTCTTTTACGTATAAGAATTACTCAAAATGGTGGAATCGTGCTCCAAATGTGGGCGGTCCAGGTTCGTTCACATGGGGCCCGATTACAAACACCATAGACACGTCGGGAATCTCAGGGAGTTTCTACGTTGTACTTGTCCTGAACGCCTATGATGCCACATCTCCATATGGGTTTACGGTTCGAACCGTTACCTGTACATCCTAACAATTCTAAGGAGGCTTCTACATGCTGAAAGTGAAAATCGGTGAAAAAGAGTTTGAGTATCTCACTTCTTTGGAAACCGAAGAATACTACAATGGCTCAAGCCGCCGTACGCTCACGGTCAATTGTCCGAGTGACGCAATCGGTCTGGATGAGCTGAATGCGCTTCTGACCGAAGAGAATCTTGCTGAGATCGTCATGACCAATACGGAAGGTATATCGGTCTACAAAGACGTTCTCGCTGAGAATGAAGAAGGCGAAATGGTTCCTACGGGTGAACAGGAGTTCGATCATTTCGATCCGATCGTCAACTACTTCGACGGTTATGTCCTGAAGCTGTCCTGTGGGATCACAAGCGTCATAACTCAGCCCGAAACGCCTGATACACCGGCTGTGTACGAGGAACAGATCGTCTTTAAAGTTGGAAAGCGCACCTACATTGAAGAGCAGCTCCACAAGCTGGGACTGTAAAGGAGGACAAGCATATGGAACGAGCAAGATTTCCTATGGAGTTTCTTCGTGTAACCCAAGGTCCAAATGTAGGAAGCCATAAAGGAAGTAAGGCTATGGATTTCGGCGGAAAGGACACAGGAAAAGATCCGACATATGCCCCTTTTACGGGTAAGTTCGTACGTGTCCGTACGGATTCTTCTCACGAGTCGTACTTAGAATCCTTGGAACCGGTCGAATTCGCCAATGGTGTGGTCGACTATATGACACTCACGTTCATGCATGATGATGTTCTGGATGTAAGAACTGGGCAAATCGTACATCAGGGCGAGAAAATCGGTGATGAAGGTGGATTTGGTGGCGGTCGTCCGAACCGTTTTGGCGCACATCTTCACATTGAAGCGAGTCGGGGGCGAAATATCGCTTATCAGGTTCAAAATGGCGCTGGTACTTACTGTACTCCAAATCAGGTGAATATTTGGGACGCCCTGTGGGTTGGCGGAGATGTCCAGATCCTGAATGATGGCGGCTACTCTTGGAAACGAGATGTAAAAAAGGAGGAGAACGATATGGAATTTCTGGAAGTTACAAGCGATCGTTGCGAAGTTTTCACCGATGCAAACGTAAATTCCGTCGATCGCACCTTTAATAACGGAAGGCTCGTGAAAGGCGAATTCTACCCGATTCAGAGCGATGTTGGTACGGATGGAGTGTATCATTGGGTGCGCATCCAAGCTGGCGACAAGAAGCGATACGCTGTTGTTCTGGAAGACCGCAGCAAGATTGTATCTCTTTCTGCCGGAGACGCCATTGCTGCGTGCATGGCGCAGGCTCCGCATGTCGACATATCTGAGCTTGAGAAAAAATTGGCCGATATGACCGTCGAAAAGAATGCTGTTGAAAAACGCCTTACTGACCTTAAAGCATATGCTGCGGAGGTGTAAGGGAATAGTGGAATGGACGGTAGTAGGTGTAATCGTTGCTTTAGTCGGTTTGTTTGTGACCGTTGGGGCACCGATTATCAAACTGAACGGCAACATAGCTCGTTCGAATGTGATTTTGGATCGGCTTGAAAAAGAGCTGGCCGCTCAAAAGCTGGATGCAAAGGAAAGCCATCGTCGTTTGTGGGCGCATAACGATGAGCAAGACGAACGTATCGGAGATCATGAAACCCGTATTACAATTTTGGAAAATAGGCAGGAGGTATAGTTATGAAAATGACAAATAAAGTGTATGACATCCTTAAGTGGATTGCGCAGTATTTTCTTCCGGCTATTGGCACATTGTACTTCGCACTGGCTGGCATTTGGGGACTGCCCTACGGAGAGCAGGTCGTAGGTACAATTACTGCCGTTGATACTTTCTTGGGGGTCCTACTTGGAATCAGTTCGGCACAGTATAATAAGGCCAGCTTGGCTATGAGCAAAAAATAAACCGCCTGAGAAAAACCACAAGCGGTCTATTTTTAAGCTTAGCGAAACAGAACAAGACGAATTTGGTAAAGCCATTATAATGTAATATTATTACATATAAAAGAGCAAAAAAGGCAAGCCATAAACCTTGATAAATTTTTACTGGAGTGACAAAAGCGTGGAACACTCGCACACTATTTCTATACTTTTGCGCAAAATGTCGCTATATAGCTAGACTTTCCGTATCCAATATGGAAGCGGCGGTTACGAGAAAATTCTGAATCGTGCTGAAAAAGCCAGTAAAATCAAGGGTTTCACAGTGAACACCTAAATGAACACTTAGGTGTGCGGTGGAAAAATCGGGGCATTAGGTGTTCGGAGAAAGAAAGGGTGGTGCGAATGGACAACGAGAGCAATCCAAACGATGAAGAAAAACTGAAATCGTTACTGGAGACACTGAGGAAGAATGATGAAAAAGTGCCAAAGGAACTCCTTCGGACAAAGTACAAAAAGCCGTACCGGGAACTGAAGGAAAGCATCAAGTAAGTGGCAGACCGGATGCTGAACGGCAGAATCCGAGAGGGAATCGTCATAAAGACGGATGAAGCCGGACAGGTTCTCATTAAGCAGATCCAAACAACGCTCGATGAGAAAAGGAATGCAGGAACAGGAAAAGAACTCGGCAGGGCACTCTACAAAGAATACAGTCTGGAAAAGTTCCTGCAGATTGTGGAAGAAATCAGAACCGCAATCTGGAATCTGTGGATACC